GTTCTGGTTGGCAATCTTAGCCAGATTGCGTCCCAGCTTCTTCATCTGCTCGTTGGTCTTGCCACCCTTAGCCATGGCCTACTCCTCGATCTGAACGGTTACGGTACCTACGCTACCTCGTGCTAATAGCGTATTTGGAAGGCCAGATAAACCCAAAGGATCGTTTAGGCCCACGGGGTTCCAACCCCACTGAATGACCCGGCTACCCCCAGAGGGCGTACCAAAGGCCAGCACATTGTCGCTGGGCACTTCGCCCTGCGTTTCTTCCTGAAGACCGGTGAGACCGGCTTGGTAATATGTCGTGTCCGGACGCGGGTTGCGCAGCGCCTGCGGGTCATCAACCGGATACATCCCAAGCTGCAGCTGCGGCTGGTCGGGTTCCCAGCATGACGGGCATACGAGGATGTTGACGTTCTTCGTCTTGATGACGAGACGCCGAAGCTGCTTCAGCTTGTAGCGGAAGCCGCAGCGATCACACTGGGAGATCGCATATTTGCCAGAGGCGAACCTGTTAGGCACAGCACCTCCTTAGAAGAACATCTGACGCGGTGCGATCCGCAAGGGAGCCTTTTCGCGGTCTTCGTCAGCCGCCTGCTGCCATGCCTCCTCGTAGTCGGCCTTGAGCATAGCGGTGCGTTCCATCGCGCCAGGGATTTTCTTCGACAGGTGGTAGGCCAAGCCAGCCACCATGCACGGCAGGAACCGAAACGGGATATCCTGCGTCGTGACGCCGCTACCCGCATCTTGGATACGCCGGAGGCGGAAGTAGACGAAGGTGTAGTAGTTGTCCTGATCGGGGCACGGCCAGACGTTGATGCTGGGGTGATCGACACCAGTGATCGGATCGGTACCCTCGGGCTGTCCACCCACCGGATACGTCGCACCTGACTGGCGGTTGATCCACACCTGAATAGGACGCCCCTGAGCATTCTTGTTCGGGATCGTCATGTAGGTGTCCGCACTGATGCGGTTGATGTTGATATCGATCTGATCCTGGCCCGTCTGCGTACGGATCACATGTTCAAGCAGGTCGATGGTGTCGATGGGCAGCGGGTAAGTGATCTGCCCTTGGTTCATCTCGATCTGCCCCTGCTCGATGGTCCAGAGGTTGATGCCCCGGTTAGCCCACTCGATGGTCAGCAAATTGAGGCTACGCCGCGCCGTGCGGAAGTCATAGCCCGTGCGCAGCTCGGCACCGCAGCGCTCGAACGCTTCCTCAACAAGCTCGTTGAGGTTGAGGTTAAATGCCGTGTTGCCGCTGGTGGTCATCGGTAGCTCGCAGTCTTCTTAGCAATGCGCTTAGGCTGCTTAACGAACTGCTTGCCCGCCTTGGTGCCTTCGCGCTTCGCTTTGGTTGTAGCACCATACTCAGCCGGTGTCAGGGCCTCACGCGCCTTCTTGGGTAGGTACCGCTCACCAGTCGCTTTAGGGCCTTGGGTCGAGGGCTTACCAGACTTGGTGCCCCAGTCTTCCTTGGTCCACTTTGACAGCGACTGCTGAGCCTTGGTCTTGGGGCCGGAGTAACCGCCCCCAGACTTCTTGTACCGCTGGGTCGCAAGCTGGGCTTTGCGGGCGGACCACTGGCCGGGCTTACCGCCCTTGTCGCCAGCCTTTACGCTAGCAACAATGCGCTTCCACTTGCCTTCGTCCGTCCGCGCCACCTTACTTCCCCTTTTTGAAGCCCTTCAGCATCTGCGCAAAGCGTGCACGCTGACCGAGCTTGCCCGGTGCCTTAGCGGCCTTGGCGAGCTTCTTGGCCGGGATCGGTTCACCCTTCTTGGCACCGAGTTCCGAGCGCAGAGCACCAGGCTTCTTGATGGCCTTCTGGATGAACTTCGAGCTACCGCCCTTGGCGTACATCTCGACATCCTGCGGCTTGTCTTTCCGCTTGATGATCTTCTTGCCGGGCATCTTGGACGGGTTCATGTCACCCATACCACGAGACGCGCGCATTAGCACATCTTCCCGCGAGTCTTGCCCTTCTTGGCAATACCGTCAGCCGACTTGTGACCGCCGACGAGACCACCAGCAGCATAGCACTTGCCGCCCTTGTTCATCTTCATGGCGCGACCCATGGTGTCAGCCGACTTCTTGACGAGGGCGTTACCAGCCTTGCTTGCCTTCTTCATAACCTTGCCTCCCTTGGCATACGGAGTAGCCTTCTTGCCTTCGGCTGCACCAGCAGCACGAGCTTCCTTGTTGCGCTTTTCCATCTCTGCGAGGAACTTCTTGCGCTCCGGAGTCAGCGGAACCGTGCTGGCACCGCCAGTGGTACCTTCGCTCGGCATCGAACCGCCACTCTTGAACTTCTTCATCTTCTTGTCAGCCATCTCAAAATCCTTTCCGACGCTCTGCGGCACACCGACCTTCTTTGCGAACTTCGGGCTGTGTGCCACCGCCCGCATGAACTTAGCTTGCTTTGCGCTAGTGCTAGGCATCAGGCCCTCCGCATCTCATCGACCTTGGCCTCAAGGCGCTCAAACGCCTTGTCGAACCGGTCACCAAGCCTATCGACCATCACGTTAACTTCAGCACGGGTGACATGCTCGCGGGCAACTTCTTCACGGGTCTTGTTGAGCAAGATGCCGAGGCGATCCAACTCATCCATCTTCCCCTTGAGAAGATACCCCATGATCGCCACCACGACGCTCAACGCAATGTTCCAGAGCAGCATGTCCATCTCAGCAGTTCCATGCCCGGAGAGACTTGTTGATGCGGCTGTTAGGATCATTGGCAGTCTTCGCTGAAGTGAGCTTGGCTTTCATCCCCTTCATCCGCGAGCAGAACGACTTCCGACGTGCGGCGTCCTTCTTGGTCTTGGGGTTCGGTGCCGGAGGCTTCAAGTTCATCCCCTGCTTCTTCGCAGACGCACGGCCCTTGGCGTTAAGGCCACCTTTCTCCGACTTACCTTCTTTTCTCTGCCACGCAGGTGTCTTAGGCACGATGCGCCTCCACAACAGAACGGCACAGAGCCACAAAATCATTGAGTGAAAGGTCGCTCTTGGCGACGTTAGCTGCACGGCATACAAGTTGTACGTTACCTACCTCGTACCCCTGCGAAGAGTCGATACGATCAAGGCTGCAGTTCGTCGAGATGGTTCCCCGGCCAAGCTCCATAGTCATATCCCACCCCGTAAGCGCACACTTGCCTGCTTGGGTATGCCACAACAGTTCGAGGGCATCGACACTAAGTACGTCACCCTTATCCCGCTGCGTGGCCTTACCACGGAGATAAGTCAGGAACGACCGCACCGACTTGGTACGCTTGAAGGCGGAGTGCTGGAGCCGTTCTGGCCCCCACGTACGCTTATGGTACGCGGCCTGTTTCTCGGCCACACACGACTTACACCACGAGTTGTACTTCGGCTCCCCCGACACCCTTTTCCCAGTCGTGTAGAACCGATCCAGCGTAAGGGTCTGGCCGCATTTAGTACAGGGCTTGGTCGTGAGGGTCTTAGCCATCAGACGAACCTTCCCTTGGTCTTGCCCTTGGTAGCGCAGCCGTCGGCGCGCTTAGAGGCAGTGGAGCCGCCCTTGGCCATCTTCTTGACCTTGCCGCCCTTGGCCTTCTTCTTGACCGCACCTGCGGTGTCCTTGGGGGTCATAGGAGCACCGCCAAAGCCGACGCTAACGCCGGGAGCAGTGCCCATGGTACGGCCCGGAAAGACTGCACTGGGGATGGCGTTCCCAACGCTGCCAACGCTCAGACGCGGACCACCCCCGCCACCGCTGGGAGCGCCACGGGCGAGAATGCCGTAGGGGTCTGTTCCAAATTCACGGGGCATTACGCAACCTCCTTCTGAGGCACGATCATCGGGTAGAGGACGTCGTTGCCGAAGTTACCATGGTATTCCTGGATACCCATGTGGCCGAGCGAGATCGACGGATCGACCCACACTTCAAAACCAATGTCACGGGCGCGGTCGCAGAACAGGAAGTCCTCGCCGATGTAGCCCTCTTCGGTCAGTTCGAAGTCGAAGAGGCAGGGGACAACACGGTCGCTGCGCTTGTCGTAGTACTTCCACTCGGGGTGAACTTCGACCATCTTCTCGAAGACTTCCCGGCGCACCAGCATAAAGGCGGTAGCAACGCGCTCAGCGCGGACTAGGCCCATACGATTCATGGTGAGTTCGTTGTTCTGGTCGTATTCGAGGTTGGTGATGTACACCTTGTCCTCGCTGCGCGTGCGCGGAACTGCTGCGACGATACCCTTCTTCGGGTCCGAACCCCACGCCATCAGGCGCAGGATGTCTTCGGGTTCGAAGTTGATGTCGCTGTCAATGAACAGCAGATAGTCGCACTTCGACTCCAGCAGGTCTTGAGCCAGCAGGTTGCGCGCACGCGAAACGACAGAGCAGCCACAGATGCTACCGATCTGGATGTCGATCCCGTGCTGGGGCGCGACTTGCGCGAAGCGGGCGAGGGAAATCGCCAGCTTCAAGGACACCTTGAAGTCGTAGGCGGGCAGAGCAATGAAGATGCTCTTACCCGCTAGATCGTAGCTCTGTTCTTGCTGCATAGGTCACCCATAGAAAATAACGGTTGATGCGGTGTTGGTCACCGTACCGTAAACCGCATTATCTGCAAGGATGCCCTGATCCGGCACGAGGAAATAGATCGAGCCAGCATTAGCAGCAGTGGGAGTGTTGAGCGTCAGCAGCGTGTTGCCGCTCTGGCCGTCAGTGATGACCACCGAACCAGCCGAAGCACCACACACGGCATAAATGCCCTTGATGCGGACACGCCCCAGGTTGTTACCGCCCTGATCCTTGAACGCGCCCGTCGAAGTGAGGGGCTGCGTGGATTTGACGTCAGTTTGCATAGCCATAGGAAGGCCCTCCTATTGAGCTACGATTAACCAGCCGAGACGGTAACGACGCCCGAGTTCGACCACAGAGCACCAGCCACGTTCGGGTTGGCAGTCGGCAGGCCCGAGAGGATGATGCGGGTACCCGAGGCAGTCAGGTTAGCCATCGTGGCGTTCGTGCCGTAGGTGGCGTTGACGGTCACAGTGCCGGTCGAGCCATTGATCGTGATCGACTGGAAGCCGTTCTCAGAACGAACGGGACCGTTAAAAGTGGTGTTAGCCATAATCTATCTCCTGTGTAGCAGCACATCCCCACACCATCTCTGCTACGTCTGCTAGGTCAGTCGGTGCGGGTTAAATTCCTAGGTGCTTGGATATACCAGTGTTGGGGGCATAAGAAAAGGGGGAGAACCGAAGTCCTCCCCCTCCCCTGTTTCCTTAGGCAGCGCCTTCGGAACCGTACATGCCCAGAGGGTCAGACCAGCCGAAGCTGTAACGCTCACGAGCCTTGTAACGGACGTTACCGGTGTCGAAGTCACCATCCATCGACGTAGCCATCGGCGTACGAACGAAGTGCTTCAGACCGTTTGGCACGTCGGTGGTCAGGAACCACGCATCGGTGTCGGTCAGGAAGTGGTTGACGGTGTAGCCTTCCGGAATCGAGCCGTTCGACTTCAGAGCGTTGATGTCGTTGTCAGCGGTGCTGACGCGCAGCTCGGTTTCGAGCAGGCGGGTTGCAACGAACATCAGGCTCGGCGGGACCACCAGCTTACGCGGCTTAGCCGCGATGAGCAGGCCACGTTCATCCGTCCAGCCCGCGATCTGAATGACAGCCGCTTCAAGCGACGTTTCGTTCAGGTCAGCCGGGGTGGCCGGGATGTTCGAGTTGGTGCCACCCGAGACCAGCGGGTGCGAGGCCGAGAACAGCGGCTGACCGTCGCCACCGGGGTAGTCGGTGTCGAAGCCGTTGTTCAGAACCGCAGCAGCCTTGGTCTGCTTGGTGTAGGCCATGGCACGGGCCAGAGCCTTGGTGTACCGCGACGACAGGCTGTCGTACAGGTTGTCTTCGATGGCTTCTTCCGTGAGCGAGAACCCGAGGGCAATCGTTTCATGGTTGTAGCGAGCCGTGAAGACTTCCTGCGCGTTGTCGTACGCGATGGCACTGCCTTCGTTCTTAACCGGAGCAGCCGAGAAGCCCGACAGCTTGGTTTCTTCTTCGAACGAACGCTCGGAGCTCTCCGTTTCGAAGATTTCCTTATGCTCTTCGCCGTAGCGTGCGTATTCCAGACCGAACAGGGCGTTCAGACCGGGCAGGAGCTCCTTAAGGAGCTGTGCGCGTGAAATTGCCATTGTTTAGTCTCCTTACACGCCAGTGGGGTTGAGGTACTGGTGCATGCCCTGGTTCCACTTGACGATGACCTCGGTGTAAGAACCGGGGTTACCAGCAGGCGAAGTTTCAGGAACGGTGTCGATGATGCGCACCGGCCACGTCGAAGTGGTGTTGGTGGTGGCGCTGATCGCAACCTGCGAGTTACCAGTGATGGTCGAACCCGAGTTCTGCACCAGAACGGCGTTGTTGCCAACCGCAGTGCGGGTGACGGTGCCGATGGTGGTGCCGCTCGAAACGACAGCTACCTTGTACAGCGCATCCGGGTCGTCCTGCACGTAGGCCATGACGTCCGAAATGTTGGTCGTACCGGGGTAGTACTGACGGAAGGTCTTACCAAACACCGGATCGGTGTAGGTGCAACCGAGGAAAACACCAACCGGGGTGGCGGCGTTCGTACCGGTGTCCTTCGACAGAGTACCGTCGCTGCCCAGCTTCACGACGTCACCGTAGTAGATGGCCGTCGAAGAGTTGGTCGCAATCGGAATCTGGCGGGTGGCACCAGCAAACACCTGACCGCCGATCAGGTTGATCGGAATCAGCCCGTACGGGGCCGAAACAGTGGGGTATGCCATGTTAAGCTCCTAGCTTAGCCTTTGCCAAATGACGTCGTAGACCGCTTTTCACGGAAGAGAGGCATACGAGCGTCGCTTTCGCGCATGAAGTTGCTGTCCACAGACTCCATCTGGGCCTGATTTTTACCAGCAAAGTATGCCTTACGCTGATCCATCAGTTCCTTCGGAGCCTTACAGAGCAGCAGCCCTGCGACTTCGATGTTGTCTTTGAAACGGCTGTCGGGATCGACCAGCATGCGGAACTTCGGCTGCTCTTCAATCCGGACCGGCTCCCATCCCTCACGAAGCTTCGAAGAGATATTACGCGGGTCGTTCTGTCCGAGCGTGGCGACACGCACCCAACGGTACGCATAACCAGGCTGCTTATCCGGTTCTGGCAGGGTCGAAGCCGGTTGCCAGACTTTCGGACGTTCCGATTCTTCGCGTGTTTTACGGGGGGCCCGATTGGCGTTGAAGGCGTCTTCGAGGTCCGCACTAATATCACGAGTCATATCAATTCTCCATCTTCATCAGTTCACGAGCGTATTGCTCGGGAGTCAGGCCCAGCTTCTTGGCGATTACCAACTGGGACTGTTTGAGCACGATCTTCTTGGGGGACCGGCTCCGAGAAGCGGGAGCTACAACCGTGGGCTTAGCTTCACGCGAAGTGGTCTTTTCCTTGGCCACTTCATCTTCACCGAAATAATCGGGGAAGCGACGACGCATCGTTTTGTCGATAGCGTCCCAATATTCGTCGGTGCCCGCATACTGCGCGCCACGTTCGTTGATGAGCTTCTGGTGAAGCCCAAGAGCTGATGCAGTCATCTCAGGGTCGGTGCCGTACCATGTGTTACGCTCTTGCCACGCAACGGTCTTAGCATCGAGGCGAGGTGCCTGAACCTGCTGTACTGGTACTTCTACCTCAGGTTCGGGGGCCTGTAAAGTAGGACGGTAATTATTGATCTGCTGCAGCTTATATGAAGCAACATTCAGCTTCTCTTGCGCATCAACGAGACGCTCCGAGTCTCCAGACTCGTAAGCCTCACGGTATTCGCGCTTGGCCTTCTCCAGCTCGAACTCAGCGTTCTGCTTGAAGCTACCGACCAGCGTCTGTTCACCCTGCGACAGGTTCTGCTTCAGCTGGCGGTTTTCTTCGAGCAGGCGCTGCGCGGCAGCGAGAGCCTCGTTCTGCTCACGCTGGAGGCGCTCCTTTTCACGACGTTCGTCGTGCCAGACCTTCTTCATCTGCTTGAGGCGCAGCTTGACCTTTTCGGAGTACTCTCCGAGCTCGTCTGCCTCTAGCTCTTCAACGATCTCCTTGGGCATAGGCTCGCGCCCACGGTCTTCCTCGGGAGTATCGTCTTCTATGTCGATCTCAGGCTTGTCACCTTCATCGGAAACAGGGGTTTCGTCTTCGATCTCAAATGAGAAATCGTCATCATCGGGCTTCGTAGCCATCTGCCTTCTCCTTTGTACGGGTTACGCCCGTTAAGCGCGGGAAATGCCCCGAGGGTCTTCCACGACTGCTTCGACCGAGTCATCGTTGATGATCCGGAACTCACGGCCATGAATCTTGACGCGGCTGCCAGCCATCGGACGGGTGAGGATGAAGTCACCTTCCTTGCACCAGGGGCCGCTTGGGAAACGCTTCTCGTCCTTGAAGGCATCCGGACCGACCTTGATTACAAATAGGACCGGCGTGGTCAGCTCTTCGTACTGCATCGTGGTGTCAGCTTTGAAGATACCACCAGAAGTCTTCTCTTCGACTTCAGGGACGCCGCACAGGATGCGATAGCCCGAGGGTTCGGGCAGCATCTTGGCGCGTTCTTCGATGGGGAGTTCAGGGGCGGCACCAACCTTAGGGATCGGCTTACCGTCAAGATCAACGAGCGCGGGTTTGGCCGCACCGATAATATCAGTCATCGTCATGTTCCATGCGTTGTGCGGTATCGGCGAAGATACCGTTTGCGATCATAAGCCCCCGGATCACTCCGCAGGCATACTTGTACTCTCCGTGGTCCTTGGCTGCGCCACGCGCGAGATCATCCATGAGCGGCTTGATCTCGTCTTGGACCTTGTCGGCTAGATACTTCAGTAAGTCGCTACTCATTCACTCTCCTTAGGTGCTGCAGGTTCAGGGGAAACAGGGGGGTTTTGTACGGAAGCCGCTTCGCGGGCGATCTCAACGCCCATACGCAGCCCTTCCATTTGCTCCTTCGCGGACAGGTTGGCGCGGTCGGTGGCGACCTTGGCCCCAACTTGCAGTCCAGCGATTTCCTTCTGAGCGGCGATCCGCTCCTTCTCGATGTCGATGCGGTCGTTCTTTTCCGCCGCGTCGATCATCAGCTTCTTCTCCTTGAGCTCGACTTCCTTCTGCTTAATCTGCAGCTCCATCTGCTGCATCTGCACAAGCGGGTCCTGCAACAGCTGTTGGTTCTGCTGCATCTGAGCTTCGGCTTGGTTCTTCTGGAGAAGCTGCGCTGCGGCTGCTGCCGCGAGGCGCGAGACTGCGATCTCGGTCTGCTCATCCATGTCAGCGTTAGGCGGAGGCAGCGGCACACCAGCCTGCTGCTCAATCTGCTGACGGTAAGCGAAGGCGAGGTGTTCCGCGATGTGGGCGTTCATCGCAGCCATCATGGTCTGCGCGTTGGGGTTCTGACCCAGCAGCTGCTGGACCTTGGGGTCCTGCATAGCCATCATGTGCACAGCGATGTGAGCTTCGTGGTCTTGGTAGATGAACGCCTTGACCGGCTTGCCGTTGATGACGTCCATGTTCTCGCTGATCGGATCACGCGGCTTGCGGTCCTCGTCATCGACCAGCGGGACGAGCTTCTGAGCGTTCTGGATGCCCAGCACTTCGAGCATCTGGCGATGCAGGTAGGGCAGGTCATAAATCTGCGGGGCCATCTGGGCCAGCTGGATGACCGCCTGATACTGGACGATCTTCTGGGCCATGGTGGCCGCGTTGGGGTCCGAAACCGGGATGACCTCGACGTTGTCGTAGTCCGACTTCTTGGCCTTGCGGCTGCCTTCATCCGGCTCGTAGGAATAGGACTCAGGGGTATAGTCGGCGATGATCGCCTTCAGGAGCTTAAACTCCTGCTTCATGGCGTAGTGGATGCGGGCCTGCACAGCCGACATCATCTTCAGCGTGCGTTCGAGGATCGCCAGCGTCGTGCCCACAGGGGCCTGACCCGACATGTCGCTGACCTTCATATCAGCCGCACCAGCGAAGCGGCGACCTTCCTCGACGATATTCTGGAGCAGCTGGTACAGGACGCCCGACGGCTCCTTATACGGCAGCGGCATGATGTTATCACGCATCGTGCCCGAGGCCACGTCCACATCGCGCCATTCAGCCGGGCTGATCGGCGTGTCGTCGCCCTTTACACGTAGGCCCTTAGTCTTGAAGCCACCAGGCAGGTTGCTGAGAGTGCCAGCATCAACGAGCTGACGAATAATGCTGGTACCAGACTTAGCAAAAGCACCAATGAGGTGAATAAGGCCAAAGGCATAGAAG